TTTTCCGGATTTTTTATTTTGGATAAGGAATTTTTATTATCTTTGCCGTCTAACAATACCGTCCCCCGGTAACCAGACAAGGGACTAGACATCGGATTGCGAACTCTAAATAAGAGGGAAATTTTCTCCGGTAGTTAGAAAAAGAATTAAATATAAACTCTGATTTGGATGAATTGCACACAGGTACGTGCGGTGAAGTAACACCAAGGACATCATCCATCGGTCTCGTAACAGAAAGCACTGTCAGAGTGAAATTTAAATTTGAAAAAGCACTCATCCAGGGGGAGAGGTGCATTTAATTTAGAATATACAAATATGAGTAAAAAGAAAGAAGAAACTTTTGGTGAAAAAGCTATAAGAGCTAGATCAATAAGACCTATAAAAGGAGAGTATTTTGAAGGGCAACCTAAAGGTACCCAATCTACACATTTAATGTCTACATACACGGGTGATAAAAAAGGAGAATACTATGTTGCCCCTACTATAACTAATAAGGGTAAGGATGGTAAATATAAGAAACAATCTTTTAAAGAAGCTGAAGCTTCAGGAGAAATATTTACATTTAAAACTCAGAAAGAAGCAGATGACTTTGCTAAAGGTAGTTGGAAACTAAAATTAATATCAGATCTACATAAAGATATTAAACCTGATAGTACATTTATAGAACCTCCAATAGAAGATATATTTTAAATAAAAGTTAAAATGTATTTGGAAGTATAAAAGATTTTTATATATTTGTCCTCAAACAATATATATATAAATTATGAAATTTAAACCAAACGGATCGTGGGTTGTCCTTCCAGACCCAACAATTACAGAAACAAAATCAGGTATTATTCTAGATGAAGCAACATCTATTCAGAATGCTAAACGATCTAACTTATTAGAAGTTTTAGCCACTGGAAACGCATGTACATTTGCTAAAGTTGGAGATACTGTTATGGTAGACCCTAGAACTGAAGCAGTAAAATGTCGCTTAGATGATAAAGATATGTTATTAGTTGGAGAACATCAGTTATTAGGTAAATGGTAATTGGATATGAAAAAAAAACTAACAATAAAGATTAATAGTACTTATAAGTACTTACAAGTCTGGAATGGGATTTTCAATCTTACTAATAAAGAGTTAGAAGTGTTATCTGTATTTATTGATGTACAAGATATTTCTAAAGAGAAAAATTTTAGTAGTATGTCTAATAAGAAAAAGGTAGCTGAGAAACTTTTAATTAAAGATCCAAACACTTTAAATAATTATATAAAAAAGTTTAAAGATAAAGGAGTATTAAGATTAAAAAGTAATATCTACACTTTAAATAATCTACTAGACTCAAATACTAATATGGTAGAAATAAAATTAGTAAGACAATGAGAATACCAAAAGGAATAGTATTCACACAATTTGAAGTAGGACCTTTTGAGATATTTATATTTCAAGATGGAGAGGGTGAAGTAATAACTATAAAAACATACGAATATGAAGGAGAAGGAGAAAAATAATAAAGATGAAAATAATCATTTGCATTATAAAGCACCTAGTTTTTTTGAAATGGCAAGTAATTTCACTAGAGCTGCAGGTAAACATATAGCTAATGGTATGAAAGCAGTAACTAAAGAAGTGTATATAGATAGATTAGATGCATGTAACAGATGCCCACATTTATTAAAAGAAAAAAAACGTTGTGGTTTATGTGGATGTAATTTAGAGCATAAAGCTAAATGGGAAACTTCAGAATGTCCTGATAAACCATCTAGATGGAATATTAAGAATGGGTCTGATGAAGATGTAGATTATCCAAGAACTGGTGGATTAAGTCCAGATACAGGTCCAAGGAATTAATGGTTAAAGATAAAAGAGAAATAATACACTACTTAGCTAATAAATATAACTTACCTTTGAGTAAAATAGAAGAGATGGTAGATCATCAGTTTAAAGTTGTAGCAGCAGTAATGGGGGAGGGAAATTTCTCTACTATACGTATCCCATATTTTGGTAAGTTCTCAGTAAACCCTAATAGAGTTAAACATATAAATAGATTAAAGAATGAAAGCAATAAGATTAAAGATTAGTTACATATTCCATAGAATGGGGTTTCATAATGATAAATGTAGGAGAAGATTATTCTCTACAGAACAAGATTACATATGTATGGTTACAGGAAACACACATAAAAAATTTACATTGTGATGGGAGACTACGATATAGATATTTTATTAAAAATGGGATTTTGGGTTACAGTAAGTCCTTCTATTTTAAATAATAAGATGTGGTCTTGTGAAATATACAAGAAAAATAAAAAATCATGGATTATAGAAGAAACTAACTCTTTTAAAACACCTAATAAGTGTTATGATTGGGCATTATCAATATTAACAATAAATTATTAATTATGGCAAAATTTAAATGTGATGGATGTGGGGCAACTAGAAAATTACAAAAAACTACTACAATATTAGTTGAAGATAAGTGGGTTACTAAAGAAGCTTTATGTACATGTGAAGATAATAAGTATATGACACAAATATACGATAAAAGTTATGATGGTATCCCTAGTTTAATAAGAACTGAAGATTCATTAACAAAAAAATAATAAATAATGACATTTAGACAAAATTTAAAAAAACAATTAAGAGATAAAGGAGCTATAAAAGGTAGAAAGTGGTTTACTAAATTAGATTCTGAAGGATTAATAAAAGAAATAAAGATGGTGTTTAATTCAGAAGAGTATACAGCTGCAAATCCTAGTAGAAAGCTATATGGAGATCAAGCATTAGCTACAATATTAGAAAAAGATAAAAATATGAGAGATGAGATTAACAGATGATTTAATCTTTATTAAAGATGGTAAATTAGCTATACCCAGTGCATACGCTTGTACTATACTTGAGTTTAAAGGTTTAAAAGCAGAAGAATTATCTTTTGTATATTTTATGGTGGATCATAGATCCCCTTATTCAGTATATGAGTGGGAACAACGTATAAAAGAAGTTACAGAGAGTATATTTGATAAAGAATCAGAATGGAAACCTACAACTAAGGTTATGGCTGCATGTGCTAAGTACGATAAACTTATAGAAACTTCTGCAGTTAGATTACTTAAAGCTGCTAAAGAATCTATAATGAAATTAGAGAGATATTTTAGAACAATAGATCTTACGCTCCTTGATGATAGAGATAAACCTATTTATTCAGCTAAAGATCTTATATCTAATTTAGAAAAGATGGGTAAAGTGGTAGATGGACTTACAAAGTTAGAAGAAATAGTTCAAAGAGAAGAACAAGCTGCCAACTCAAACCGAGGTGGAGTAGAAGTTAATAAATACAACATGTAATGGATTTTATGGAAGAAATAGCACTGTATAACTTAGCAATGGATAATGCATATTCATTAATAGTTGGAGATTTAAAATTAAATGAAATGATGATAGAATTAGATCATGAAGGTGACGAGTATGATGATGTACTGCCTTTACCTTTTAATCCTTTTGATGGGAGGGATATATCTAACTCTATGATTGATATAGTTATAAATCATTATACAGGACTAGAAGAATATGAGAAATGCGCCCGATTAGTGAAAGCTAAAAATAGTGAGTCTTAAAAATACAGACAGAGTTAGAGAAGCTGCAATGCACTTCTTAGAGTTTGGGTACTACACTCAATCTCTTCCTGGTACTAAAGATTATTATGATTTTTGGGATGAAGAAAAAAAGAAATGTCTATATGGATATACTGTAGACAAAGAAGCAGACAATGAATTACATGTTACAGGGTTTCATTATTTCTATCTTAACTATTGCCCTATAGATCGAGCTATAGATGAAGTTATGCCTGATGGATCAACACAAGCAAGACGTGAAAGAACATTCCCTGCATTTTATGATGGAGATTATGAGTATTTTCATGAAATAGATATAGCTAGGAAAAAAAATAAACATATGATTGTCTTAAAAGCTCGTCGTAAGGGATATTCATATAAAGCAGGGAGTATGCTTGCTCGTAATTACTTCTTTGTAAAGAATTCAAAGAATTTTGTGTTTGCAGGACAAAAAGAATACTTAATTGGTGATGGACTCCTATCTAAAGCGTGGGAGTTTTTATCATTTATAGATGATCATACAGCATGGGCTCAACCAAGACTACGAGATAGAGAAATGAGTAAAATGTCTGGATACAAGAAGAAAGTAAATGGTGTAGATATTGAAATGGGGATGAAATCCCAAATAATAGGAGTAAGTTTAAAAGATGCTCCAGATAAAGTGAGGGGAAAGGCGGGAGAATTAGTTTTTTTTGAAGAAGCTGGTTCTTTCCCTGGACTGCTCAAAGCATGGGAGGTAACAATGCCAACAATGCGGCAGGGATCTAAAACTTTAGGAATGATGGTAGCTTTTGGTACAGGTGGTACAGAAGGCTCAGACTTTGAGGCTATGGAAGAAATATTTTATAATCCAGAAGCATATGATTGTATGGATTATGATAATATATGGGATGAAGGCTCTTTAGGTACTAAATGTGGGTATTTTATTCCAATACATAAGAATTTAGACGGATTTATAGATAAGCAAGGTAATTCTATGAAACAACAAGCTATTGATTACGAAGAAAAGATGAGAGAAAAGAAAAAAGGAGCTGCTGATGCAAAATCATTAGATCAGTATATAGCAGAGCATCCTTTTTCCCCACAAGAAGCTACATTACAAGTTACAGCTAATTTATTTGATGTAGCATCTTTACAAGAACAATATAATATGGTTAAAGCTAAAAATTTAACATCAATAGGGACTATAGGAGATTTATACCATGATACAAAAGGAGAAGTTAAATTTAAAATTAATGGGGATTTAAGACAGATAACTAAATACCCACATCGTAAAGATGATAATACTACTGGTGGTGTTGTTATATATGAGGCCCCTTATAAGAATGCAGCTCAACATGTACCTTTAAATATGTATATAATTTGTCATGATCCATATGGTCAAAGCCAAGCAGCAGATTCAAGTTCATTAGGAGCTGCATATGTTATTAAGCGTGTAAATAATATATCTAGTCCAGATGATATGATAGTTGCTAGTTATGTAGGTAGACCAAACAGTTCAGATGACTTTAATAGAAACTTATTTTTATTATCAGACTATTATGGATGTAAGATTGGGTTTGAGAATGATCGAGGTGAGGTTATTCCTTACGCAAAAAGATTTAGAAAGATGCACAAACTACAAGAAGAGTTTGAAATGCTAGATAAAAAAGAACTACAATCTAGAAATGTTAAACGTCAATATGGTATGCATATGACAGAGGCAAGGAAGAAACAAGGAGAGATATATATTAGGGATTGGTTAAATACTCCTAGATCTACTGATATAAATGGAAAAAAAACTCTAAATTTGCACAAAATATATGACTTAGCATTTTTAACTGAGTTAATTAAATTTAACCATAAGGGTAATTTTGATAGGGTGATGGCATTCATGATTGGGATGTATCATACAAGAGAATTGTATAATGCAGAAGTAAAAGATGTATTAGAAGACGGAACTACGGATGAGTGGTTCGAAAGAAATTTTTATTAGTGGTATATTTATAAACATTGGGGTAATATATACCTTTGCAGTAAAAATAAAGGTAAATTTAATTAAATTTGTAAGATTATGGGATATGATAAAATACCGAGGCAAAAGCTCTCGATAACAAAAAAAAATAAAGAATGGAGGGAAGGATGTGTAGAAGCATATATAGATCTCTCCAATTCAGGTTCAGGATTTTCTAAACGAAGAACTGAACTAAGAGATTTATACGACTATTATAACGGTATAATTGATGATGCTGATTATAACTACGTGTTGAAGCCTTACGGAAAATCTCGTAAGAACTTCCCATCCCAAATGCGTAACTACCCAATCATTAAACCCATAATTGATCTTCTTCTAGGGGAAAAATCTAAGAGGCCTCTCAATTATACCGTTACAGTACAAAATTCAGATAGTGTATCTATAAAAGAAGATGCTAAATCTGAATTAATATTTAAAAATCTGCAACAACACTTTATGCAGTCTGTCCAGAATCAAGGACAGGAAATGGGTGTAGATCCAGAACAAGAAATTCAACTTCCTAAACATATATCAGAAATGTTTGAATCTTCTTATGTAGATAATAGAGCTATTCTTGGTCAGAAATCTATGAATTATATTATGCAAGAACAAGAAGTGTATGATAAAATACAAAAAGGATGGTTTCATTATTTAGTATCTGGAGAAGTATATACACATAGAGGAGTTAGAAGTGGAGAACCTTTTTATGATATATTAAATCCTATTGATGTAGATTATGATTTAGATCCAGATTTAGAATTTGTAGAAGATGGAGATTGGGCTTTAGTTAGAAAATACTCACATGCATCTACTATTATAGATCATTATTATGAAAGTCTTACAGACGAACAAATATTAGAACTTGAAGAACCTAGGCATTCAGAAACAGGAGGATCATACTTAAATGCACAGTCTGCTACTAACGATGCTAATTCTAATAGAAATAGATTATTAGAAGTTGTTAATGTTTATTGGAAATCAAGAAAACGTATTGGATTTTTAACATATATGGATCCTGAAACAGGAATTATGGAAGAGGAAGAAGTAGAAGATGGATTTAGACTACCTCAAGAAGTAAAACAAGCCGGAGCGTCTCTTGAATGGAAATGGGTTAATGAAGTATGGGAAGGAACAAGAATTGATGGTAGAATGTATCTTAATATAAATCCAGTATCTAACCAAAGAATGTCTCTTGATAATCCTTCAAAATGTAAATTACCTATTAATGGTAGGAGATATTCAGATACTAATTCTAAAAATATATCTTTAGTTAAACTAGGTATACCTTATCAATTAAATTATAATATTTATAAATACCGTCTTGAAGTAGCTGTAGCTAAGTCTAAAGATATTATAGCACAGTTTGATATTAATATGATCCCAAAGAAATGGGATATGGATAAGTTTATGTATTATGTAGATGCCACAGGGATTGCTTGGGTAGATTATAATAAAGAAGGTATAAATTTATCACCGCAACATC